TAGACTTAACTTTATTTATACTTTATTAGCTTATTCTTTTTTATTTGGCTAAAATTGTATATGTTTGTATCATAATAATAATAATAATAGCTAATTAAGTATCTATGACAAGCATTCAATTTACAAAAAAACCAGTTAAAATCCTAAAATTATAAGCATGAGTTTATTATTTGAACATATCCAAAAAGAGATTATAAATACAGGAATGTATTCTTTTGAACAAGTTTCAGAAATGACTTATCCAGAAACTTTAGCAGCTTATTATAGTACCCCATATTTTACTAAAAAAAAAACTAATATATAATGGATCAAAATATTCAAGAATTATTTAATCTTTTTGACAGCAGCCAACAAAAAGAAGTAGTCACTACTCTAGCTAGGCATTACAATAAAAAACCTTTATCAATTAGAAATAACTGGTTTTCTGGCTATAAGCAAATTCCTGATCAGTATCATGATGAAGTTTTAAAAATACTTCAAAACGGCATTTTAATCAAAAACCTAACACCTCAACTATAATGGAATCAAACTTTGACACAAGATTTTTAAAAGAATTTGGAATAGATTTTTCAAATCAAGAAACAAAGGAAGAAGAGCCTTCTTTAACTCTTACTAAAGAAAATTATATAGCTCTCTTTAGAGTGGCTTTTGCAGCTCAAAATTTTATTAATTATAACAATGGCACAATAGAAAATTTAAAGAGTGAAAGACTAGATAACTATTTTTTTAAAAAGTTAAAAGAAAAAGTAACTGATGCAAAAAAATATATATAATGACAGTATCCGAGCAAATAATAAAAGCAATTTCTTTAGATAAGCAGATGACACTTAATGAAACTGCTTTGTATTTAAATGTCAGTACTCAATCAGTAAGAAAAAGAATAAGACAAGGAAAAATAAAAGCTACTATTTATGGAAAGCAGTTTAGAATCTTAAAAGCTCAGTTTCATGATTAAACAAAAAACAGATTTAAAAGTTATTTATACTAACAAGATTTCTAGTATAAGTAAGAGTGTAAAAACTAAACAAGGGAATTTTAAGTTTGATGTTTTCTTTGATAATAATCATCATGGTTATTACTTCACAAAAATTGATTTCTTTCCTTTTGAAATAGGAGAGCCTGCTTCTTATGAGCGTACTGTCTACGGAGGCTATGACTACATAATAAAATTTTATAAACCTAAACACTAAATATATAAATATGATTCTATCTAATTCAAATTCTCCAAAGAGAGAGATTATTCCTTCAGGGAGCTACCCAGCAAGATGTATTTCTATGATCGACATAGGAACTATTCCTACAGAATGGCAAGGCGAAAAGAAAAGCAGAACCTTAATAAGATTAAAGTTTGAACTGCCAACCTTAACAAAGGTATTTAATACTGATAAGGGTGAGCAGCCATATGTCATAGAAAGACAATTTACAAAGTCATTACATGAGAAGTCAGCTCTACTTCCTTTTTTAAATAACTGGAGAGGGAAATCATTGTCAGAAGATGAATGCAGGTCTTTTGATTTAAGTAAATTATTAGAGGCTGAGTGTATGCTTTCAATAGTTCATAACTCTGTAGGAGAGAAAACCTATGCCAATATAGGAGGGATTTCTACACTACCTAAAGGTCTTGAATGTCCTAAACAATTTAACCACAGCTTTATATGGGATTATCAAGATCATTTTAAAGAGTCAGCAGTTACTTCAGATAGTGACATGATACCTTCTTGGTTACAAGAAACTATAAAATCTTCTTCAGAGTGGAGAATGAAAAACGGAAATAACGATTCTATGATTTCAGATAATGACATAGATGACAGCGAACCTAACGATTTACCTTTTTAATTATGGAAACACTACAACACAGAAACGCTTCTTTTATATCACATCAACCAATAATAAAAGATCATAGAAATTATGTCTGGCAATCTCTAAGAAAGAATCCAAACGGATTAACAGCTCAGCAAATAACAGACTTAAGTAATAAAAGAGTAAGCTTAATATCTTCAAGGTCTAGGCTTAATGAGCTGCTTAATGACTGCCTTATTAGAGTTAAAGGTTCAGCTAGAAATCCTAAAACAGGTAAGGTTAATAGTACCTACTGCACCTTAGAAAAAAGTGAAAGCTTAAATCTTATAGAAAATAAACTAATTTCTTTAGTAGCTGAGCATGATCTATTAATAGAAAACTATTTTAAATATAAGTTAATTGATGAAAGGCTCAACTCTATTGATAAAGAAATAGAAAGGTTAGAACATAAAAAACTAAACTTATTATAGATGGAGGATTTAATTCAAATTAAAGAAGTGGTAGAGGATTCATATGGAGGAATAAATATTTCATCCAAAACTAGAAAGATGCCTTATCCAGATGCAGTTAAAGTCTATTGTTACATAGCTAATAAGTGCTTAAAAAATGATTCAGCTTTGAAATTTAGAAATAAATATAGCAGACGAATAATAGGTAAATATATTAATAGAGATCATTGCACAGTAACTGTAGCTATTAAAAGGTGCGATGAGTTAATGGGCGTAGACAATGACTTCAGGCAAAGAGTTAGATTTTGTCTTCAAAGAAGTGCTAACATTTTAAATAAAAAAACTACTACTTATAAGAATAAGATAGATGTAGTCTTTACTAAACTAAGCAACAGCCAACAGGAGGAGCTATATATAAAAGCTACTGAAATGTATGCTTTTAATTCAGATTTAAAAAACCTAAAAGAAGAAATTAACTATGTCCAATAAAGCACCAGCTTTTCAATTATATGCACAGGATTTTTTAACTGGAGTTATGGACTTAACTATGGATGAAAGAGGCTTGTATATAACTCTTTTATGTAAGCAATGGAGTATAAATAACGAAAATGGAATACCCAAAAAAAGGCTAGCCTTATTTCTGGGTTATGACTGGGAAACCCTCCCTGAAATGGTAAAAGAAAAGTTTATAGATAATGGTGATTACTTCTTTAATAAAAGACTTTTACAAATTGTAATAGATCAAAATGCTTTTAGAAAAAAACAGAGTATTAATGGACTAAAAGGAGGGAGACCTAAAACCCAAACTAAACCCAAATTAACCTCTTCTAAGAAGATAGAAGATAGAAGTAAGAAGATAGAAGAAGAAAAAGAAGAGTTAATATATCCTTATACATCCAAAGATTTTCTTAATTCTTGGGAAAACTGGAAAATATATAAGTCTAAAGAATTTAAATTTTATTACTCCTCATTACAAAGCGAACAGGCTGCTTTAAAAAAACTATCTAATGAAAGTGATAATCTAGCTCATGCAGTAGAATCTATAGAGGCTGCCATGGCTAATGGATGGAAAGGAATATACCCTCAAAAAATTATAACAAATGGAAAACAAAATAATAAAAATGGACTCAGCTATTCAAATGAGTTCCAGAAAGAACTTGCTAGAAAGATTCAGTCCTGATAACTGTATGCTTTATGCTGGCAAAGTAGCAACTATAGAGGATGCTATCAATAGCAAAGCACCTAGCATAGCTTCTTTTGTTGGTGGTCATGGTAAAGACTTTACAGAGGGTTTAATTACTTTTTGGCTACTGTACTTAAATAAAATATTAAATCTAAATAAGCCCATGAGTGAGGACCAAATAAAGCTATGTTCTAGTATGGTCTTAGAAGAATATTCTATGCTTAAAATATCTGACTTAACTCTACTGTTTAAAAGAATTATTTCAGGACAATATGGAGAGTTTTATGAAAGATTGTCTATAGATAAAGTGATGACTTTTTTTAGAACTTATACAGATGACAGGCTTAATCTAGCAGGAGAAAATTCAAGAAGAGATCACAAAGAGGAAATTTATAAATCAGATATTTAATTATGTACGTTTCAGAATGTTGTAGCGCAAGTCCATATCTAAACAGCACAGACTATGGTAGATGCTCAGACTGTAAAGAATGGTGTGAGTTTATACTAGAAAATAGTTTAAAAAATAAAATATATAAATCAAAAAATATATAACCTAAAATAGTTAAAACACTATGACAAAACTTATAATTAAACATAGCATACCAACCATTATGGTATAGCATACCTATGCCCTATAAATAAATAAAATATATTAATCAAAATTATAATTATGCCACTACCAAAACCAACCCCTTTAGAAAGTAGAAAAAACTTTATAGCTAGATGTATGGCTGACTCCAAAACATCAAGCGAGTTTCCAGATCAAGATCAAAGACTAGCAGTATGTTCAACCCAATTTAAAAATAAGTAACATGAAAGTAAGTAAATCTAGACCTATGAGAATATTAGGCGAATACCTTAAAGACTTTTTTAATCCTCATGTAGCTATTATGCGCTTTGAGCTAAAAGCTAAAAATATGGATGAAAAACTTAACAGAATGAATGCAGCATGGAATTTGCTCAATGATGAAATAAAAATAGAGGAGTAATTAAAAAAGTATTGTTTTGTATTGTTTTGTATTGATTTATTTTGTATAATGTACTGCTTAGGCATGTACACTAAGAAATATCAAACTCGAAATAAATACAATGCAGTTAAGCAGAGCTTTAATGGTCGAACCTACCATAGTAAGAAAGAGGCTCAATATGCTGCGGAGTTAGAATGGAGACTTAAAGCAGGTGAGATAGCTGAGTACATACCTCAGCATCCGTTAAGAATGTATGTGAATGGAAAGAAAATATGTAACTACTTTATAGATTTTAAAGTAATATATCCAGATGGCTCAATAGAACTTGTTGAGGTCAAAGGTTTCGAGACTGATGTCTGGAGGCTTAAATGGAAACTAACCGAAGCACTACTTGATGAACTAGAACCTAATGCAACATTAGTACTAGTTAAATGAATAAAAATCAAGTAATAAAAGACATAGCTAGATTCCACTTTGAGTGGGTTAGATATGTTTCTAAAAACTCATTAAGCTTAAATCAAAAAAGAAACCCTGAAGATTTTGTTCAGGAGGCTTATTTAAGGATTCTTAAACTCCCTTCATTTGATCCAGTAAAGTACTATGCTTATGATGGTAAACTCAATAAGAAGTATTTCTTTAGAACTTTAAAGAGTTTATTAATAGATGACTTTAAAAAGAAAGCTTTAATAACAATCACACTCAATGAAAATATAAATGTTCCAGAGGTTAAAGAAGTAAAAAACCACATGGAGGTTATCTTTAATAAGATAGAAAAGACTATAGATAAGATGTATTGGTATGATAAAAAAATGCTGAATCTATATGTTTATCACATTCCTAGTATAAGAAAGATTTCTACTGCAACTACTATAAGTAGTACAAATATATTTAAAACACTTAAGAGGTGTAAACTAACAATTAAAAAAGAAGTAGCTAAAGAATATTATTATGGGAAAACAGGTTAAAGCTAAAAAAGCAACAAGAAAAAAAGCAGCACCAAAAAAGGTAGCTGTTCCTAAATCAAAAGGTCTAGGAGATACAATTGAAAAATTCACTAAAGCAACAGGAATAAAAAAAGTAGTGGAGAAAGTAGCGGAAGCAGTAGGCATGGATGACTGTGGATGTGATGAAAGAAAAAGCCTACTAAATAAAATGTTTCCTTATAGAAATACAGAATGTTTAACAGATGAAGAGTTTAACTGGTTAGATGCTTTCTATTTAAGTAGAAAAGCTAAGCTAACTTATGAGGAGCAGGTGAAAATGATAGCAATACATAACAGGGTTCTAGCATCAAGAAGAGAAGTTAGTTCTTGTGGCTCATGTGTTATTGATTTAGTAAACGTAATGAAAAGATTATATCTAGAATATAAAAAATAAGAGTACATAGTTTGATGCAGATTTGTGAACATGATAGTTTAGTTAAAAGTTTTGATAATGATATTAAATACTTTGAAGATTATAAAAAAAAATTATGTCAGTTTATTATAAATAATTGCTGTTATATGGTTGCTTATAGTTCTAATAAAAACGTAAGAAAACATGATAACAGAATACATATAACACACTATGAAATGACAGGTTTATTAAAAGAAATCCAAAGTATAGAAATATCAATTCACAATTTAAAAATAAATAGAAGTATAATTTAAAAAAAAATTATGGCACATGAATCAATAAGTAACGAAATATTTGAACATTTCAGAAAGCAAGAAAAAGAAATTAATAGCGCAATTAGTGTACTTAAAAAAAGAGGCTTTTCTGTATATGAGAAAAAAGATAAGCTGGTAATATATAGAGATTAAATGAAGAGCATTGCTGTCATATCTAAAGTCTCCTCTGGAAGGTTTGTGAGAAATCATGGTATGATAGCCAATGCAGTTAAACACTTTGAAGGTAAAGAGGTAGTGTTAGTTATAAAGCTTAGAAGAAAATTTAGAAGTTTGAAACAAAACTCTTACTATTTTGGAGTAATAATACCCTTAGCTGTAAAAGCCATTAGTGATGAGTGGGGTGAAGTATGGTCTAAAAGTAAAACACATGATTTCTTCAGAAATAGATTTCTATTTGAAGAAAGAGTAAATGAGCAGACTGCGGAGATAATACAGATACCTAAGTCTACAACTGATAACTCTACAATAGAACAAGAGGAGTATCATTTAAAATGTGTAGAGTTTTTAAGGGAGTGGTTCAATGTAGAAGTGCCACTGCCAAATGATAATATAAAAATTGATTAATCAATCTTTTTCAATTATGGATAATAGAAAAAAAAATGGAGGCAAAAGAGATAACTCAGGGCGAAAGCCTAAGATAGAAGAAGTGCAACTTATAGAAAAGTTAACCCCTTTAGAACCCTTAGCTTTTAAAGCTTTGGAGCAAGGTCTAAAAGATCAGGACTTTAGATTCGTACAATTGTATTACAACTATTATGCAGGCAAACCAAGAGAAACAAAAGACATAACCATTAATGAAGATATGCCTTTGTTTATAGATTAATATGCAAGTTAAGAAAACCTTAGCCTTAGATAAACTGCGAAACCTAAACAGTAGAACTAAGATTGTTAGAGGAGGGAGTTCAGCAGGAAAGACAGTAGCTATATTGTTAATCCTGATTGACTATGCTATTAAAAACAAAGGCAAAGAAATAAGCGTAGTTTCTGAGTCTATTCCTCACTTGCGTAGAGGAGCTTTAAAAGACTTTCTAAGTATCTTAAAGAGTCTGAATAGATATGAAGAAAAAAAGTTCAATAGAAGTACCTTAAAATATGAATTTAGTAATGGTTCTTATATTGAGTTCTTTTCCACAGATCAACCAGATAAACTTAGAGGAGCTAGAAGAACTGATCTTTATATTAACGAATGTAATAATGTTCCATTTGATGCCTACCAACAATTAGCAGTTAGAACATCTGGAATGATTTGGCTAGACTACAATCCTGCAAATCTATTCTGGGTGGATAAGGAATTAATAGGTCAAGAAGAAACTGACTTTGTAACCTTAACCTATAAAGATAACCAGAGCCTTCCTGAATCAATAGTAAAAGAAATAGAGAAAGCAAAAGTAAAAGCTAAGACTTCTACCTATTGGTCAAATTGGTGGCAAGTATACGGCTTAGGGCAAATAGGAAGCTTAGAGGGAGTATGTATTTCAGACTGGAAAGAGATTGATAAGATTCCAGTAGATGCTAGGCTACTCTGCGGAGGCATGGACTTTGGCTATTCTGTTGATCCTTCAACCTACATAAGATTATATAAATGGAACAAAGCTTATATCTACGATGAAATGCTTTATAGAAAAGGAATGCATAATAGAGATATTAGTTTATTTCTTACTAATCAAAATGTAAAAGAGAATATTTATGCAGATTCTGCTGAGCCTAAATCAATATCAGAATTAAATAACTACGGACACTCAGTGTATGGAGTAACAAAAGGAAGAGATTCTATAATCTATGGTTTGAACTTAATGAACCAAAATGAAATCTATGTAACTAGCAGAAGTAAGAATCTTATCAAAGAGCTGCAAGGTTATATATGGGCAAAAGACAAAGAAGGTAACGATCTACAGAAGCCAACAGGCGCACATCCTGACTGCATTGATGCTGCTAGGTACGCTCTTATGATGCAACTAGAAAACCCCAACAGAGGAGAATATCATATATATTAAAATAAAGACTAAAAGTATTGCATAGTATTGCAAAAGGTTATATATTTGAGTATAATTTAAAACAAACACTATGACAAAAAAAAGACAATACAAAGTAGCAAAATCAACACTTAACAAATCAGGAAATACTTTGTTACAATTACGAGAGGAGACATCTTTTGGATATGCAACATACTTTGTATTTCAACATCAATTAGAAAAAAAAATGATAGAAAAAAACTTTGAGATTATTAACTAATAAAAATGGGAGTGTAACAGCTCCCTTTTAAAACAAACAATATGAAAAATTTAAACATTACAGAATTAGAAAAAACAGTATTAGAGATTATTTCTTATGGTGATGATTATGAAGAAACACCTACAGAATGTTTTGATAATATAATGGATAGCTTTAATGGTAACAAAAATCAATTAAAAGGTATTATAGGTTCTTTAATAAAAAAAGATTTAATATTTGAAAGTGAATATCCTAATGGATTAACAAGTTACCATTTCAACAATTAATAACATTGGGGGTGTAACAGCTCCCTTTAAAATTTAATATATTTATAATATGAAAGAAAAAAAAATACCTATAAGCTTTAGATTTGACAAAGAGATTCTAGACAAAGTAAAGCTCAAAGCTGAAAAAGAAAACAGGTCTATAAACAATACAGTAGAAACAATACTTAAAAACAATTTATAAATTATCAATAAAAACAATATAGGGCAGGGTAGCTTAAACTCCCTTAAACTCCCTTAAACTCCCTTAACCTCCCTTAACTGGATAACACTGGTTAAGGGTTTTTTATTTAATAGGGTGAAGTACAGTTTTTAATTTTATCGTACATATAGTATGAAAGTTAAAATCTTAGTTCCTGAAAGTTTGTCAGAAATTACACTGGAGCAATATCAAAAGTTTTTAAAGATTTCAAAAGATAATGAAGACAGCTTATTTCTTCAGCAGAAAATGGTAGAGATATTTTGTAGCATAGATTTAAAAAGTGTTATGAATATTAAATACAACTCTATTAAGAAAATAACCACACATTTAAATAATCTATTTGAACAAAAGCCAAAATTTATAGAAACATTTATAAAAGATAAAAAGAAATTCTCTTTTATTCCCTCATTAGACGATATGAGCTTCGGTGAATTTGTTGACTTAGATACTACTCTTACAGACTGGGAAACAATGGATAAAGCTATGGGTGTTTTATTTAGACCAGAAACTCAAAGACATAAACATAAATATTTAATAGAGCCCTATGACAATTATGATAGTTATGATATGCAAAAAATGCCATTAGATGTAGTTTTAGGTTCACTAGTTTTTTTTTGGAATTTAAGCAAAGAATTAATAAATCATATACCGAGCTATTTCTTACATCAAATGGAGAGTCTGACCTCTCAGCAAAAGCAAACTTTGGAAGAAAGTGGGGTTGGTATTCTAGCATTTATGGACTTAGTAAGGGAAACATCTCAGAAATTGACAATGTTACCAGATTGCCATTACATCAATGCCTGATGTTTTTAAGTTTTGAAAAGGATAAGAATGAAACTGAAACTAGAATAATAAAGAGTAAGATAAGATAATGAAAGAGTTTTTAATAGAGGAACTTTATGAAAGAGGACTTATTCCTTATGATGAAAGTATAGTTCTAGCTGAAGGCTTTGAAGATGCTATGTTAGGAGTAAGCACTACAGCACCCAAGAGAGCTGTTTATAGCTATTGGAAATGCTTAGACTGTTTAATACAAGCAAAAGTTAACGATGAGGTTTTTGAATTTGACGCTGCTTTAGAGTGGTTAGACGATTATATAAAAGAAGCCAATGATAGCGATATAAATTCCTTTACTCCAATATTTATAAAAACAATATGACAGCATACTACAACATACTAGAAACATTAAAAACAGCCTTAGCAGCAGAGCCATTCGTTAATACTGTAAGCTATGGTAACATCTATGATATTGATCTTTCAAAGCAGACTATTTTTCCCTTATCTCATATAATGGTTAATCAGGCTACTATAGCCGCTCCAGTAATAACATTTAATGTAACTATTATGTGCATGGATATTGTAGACGATCCTAAGACTGAAATAACAAATGTATTTCTAGGTAATTCTAATGAGCAGGATATATTAAATACTCAGCTTAACGTAGCCTCTAGAATAGTAAGCAAACTATTAAGAGGTGATTTATTTAGTGATTTATATCAATTAGATGGCACTGCAAGCTGTGAGCCATTTAATGAAAGATTTGAAAACTCTTTAACTGGGTGGGCGGTTACTTTTGATTTAATAGTTCCTAATACTATGACTGTTTGCTAATGGAGTTTAAAGAATTACAAAAGGAGTTAAATAGATTTGGAAAGTATGTAGTCCAACAGTCAAGAAGTAATTTAACAAAACAGAAAAAGAATGTTAATAAAACTTTATATAATTCTATTGGTTACAAAATAGAAGAAACTGCTAATAGTTTTGTTTTATCATTTGAAATGGAGGATTATGGAAAGTTTCAAGATCAAGGAGTCAGCGGTATAAAAGTAAAATACAATACACCTTTTAAATATACTAACAAAATGCCTCCTGCTAAAGCATTTGATAAGTGGGGAATAAAAAGAGGAATAGCTCCAAGAGGAAAGGGAGGTCAATTTGAGAAACGTAAAGGTTTAGATTTTGCACTTGCTAGAAGTATCTACTATAAAGGAATAAAGCCTTCTATGTTTTTTACTAAACCATTTGACAAAGCTTTTGAAAGACTGCCTGAAGAAATTGCAAATTCTTTAATTAAAGATATAACAGAAAACATTTAAAATGAGTACTATATTAAACGCTAGAAGTCCATACTATATTAAAATAACACCTGCTGCCAATACAGTAACCTCAGTTACTTTAAGTCTATATATATATTCAGGAGTATTCACAACAGACAAACCTGCAACTGCTCAATATACTTTAACTAAGACACCAATAACTGGAAATAACTTTGTGATCTATGAAATCTCTGGTTTGGTTAAAGACTATTTAGATACTGAATACGGAAACTTTTCTACAGATGGAGTATGGGTGGAGGGTGATTCTGTTTTAACTACAACTGGAGCAGCTCCTGAAACACAGTCTTTTGATAAATTAGGTTTTGAAGGCTTTGGCTATTTTAAAAATGGAGTTAATCCTAGACAATCTACAAACCCTATTAATATTTTAACAACAGGATCAACAGATGGAGTGACTGTAGCTTTTAAATTACAAGACTCTACACAAAGCTTTTTAAATAGTGTTAATCTAGGAGACACTGTTAATAATTTAAGCGAAGGAGGAACTACAACAGTAACAGCTATAGAGAGTAACACTTCTCTAGCTTTAAAGGGAGATATAATGGTTTCAACTCCAGATAACTATAACATAATCTCTCAGCCTAATTACACGCCTGCTTTAATGCAGAGTAACACGACTATCTATTTTAAACAAGGCACAGACATTGTATTTCCAGTTTTTGCAGAAGCTGAGCCGACTGCAACTTTTGTAAGTGGAGGAGGAGCGAATATTAAATGGGAAATGACAGATGAGTTCTGGAATTTATATCAAAATTATTGGGGTTCTATTTTAAATCCTATTATAGTTCCAGATAGTACAAACTCAACTGAAAAAATAGTTTATATAAGAGTAACTCCTACACTAACACTACAAAGTGGAGACACTATTTCTGTAGTCTCTACTAGGGTTGGATATGAACAAAGTTTTACAATAACATTAGAGGCTGTATGTGAACCTAAATATGAGCAGATGCAAGTTATATTCTACAATAAGTTTGGAGCACTTCAAATTATGCCATTCTTTAAAAGGTCAGAAACTTCTATCAGTACAAATAACAAAGAATTTCAGAGAAATACTATGGACTTTACATCAGCTCCAAGTTATGATATATCAAAGCACGCTATTTCTAGTCTAGGAGTTAATGGAAATGAAAAAATTACAGTTAATACTGGATACATAGAAGAAAGCTTTAATGAAGTTATAAAGCAAATGATGCTTTCAGAGCAAATCTGGATAGACGATGGCAGCTCTGTTTTACCTATTAACATGAATACTAAATCTTTAACATTTAAAAAGTCTGTAAATGATAGATTAATTAATTATTCAATAGACTTTAAATATGCCTTTGATGCAATAAACAACATTAGATAAATGCAATTTATACAGCTATATATAGAGGGAACTAGAGTCGATCTATTTGACGATGAAAGCGTTTCGCTAACTAACTCAATACAACAGATTAAAGATATAAGCAAAGTCTTTACTAGCTTTTCACAAACTTTTTCTATTCCTGCATCTAAAATTAATAATAAACTATTTAAGCACTATTATAATTTTGATATTGTTAACGGATTTGATGGTAGGCTTAAAGTTAATGGTACTATAGAGTTAAACTATTTAAACTTTCAAAAAGGTAAAATAAAACTTGAAGGAGTTGAATTAAAAAAAAATGAAGTCTATGCCTATAAAATTACTTTCTTTGGAAATACTGTAGAGCTTAAAGATTTAATAGCTGAAGATACTCTAGACGCTTTAGTAGGAGGAGCTAACTGGATTGATGGATTTTCTAAACCCTATACAAGTGCCGCAATCTATACAGGCTTAAGATCAGGTTATGATATTACAAATGATGGTGTAACCTATAATAATGCGATTATTACACCCTTAATTAGCCACACTACTAGACTCTTTTATGATTCTGCTAGTAATACAGCAGATGACGGAAACTTAGCTCCTAATGGCAATGGAGAAAGCGCAGCCATGAATCATGGTATCTTTTGGAAAGATTTAAAATATGCTATAAGAGTAGATTTAGTTATTAAAGCAATTGAAAAAACTTATGGCTTAACTTTTTCTACAGATTTCTTTAATAGTACAAATGCTCCCTACTATAATCTCTATTTGTGGATGCACAGAAAAAAAGGAAATGTAGATGATCCAAATGCACCTGCAACATTTCCACAGCTTTTAAATTTTGGTTTGGATACTACTATGACCAATGTAATAGCTAATGGAGAAATTATTACAGTAAGTAATCAAACAGGAAATAATAAAATAACTTCTTCTTTAACTATTAATGTTAATTCAGCAGAAGATACAGTTTACACTGTTAATGTAATTAGAGATGGAGTTATACAAGATAGTTTTTCAGCAACTGCTCCAAGTGCAGCCACAGCCTCAGTAGACTTATTTAACGGAATTTATCAAGTTCAAATAGTAGTTAGAGAAGAGTTTACAGTAGATTCTGTTACATGGGATTTAGCAGATTTAACTGTTCCTGAATCTCATACTTTTAATATATCTGCATTTACAATACAGGCAGTTATTGAGTTTGTTCCTTCTGCACAATTGCCTCCAATGGGCGTATTAAAATTTTTAACAGGACTCTTTAAGTTATTCAATTTAACAGCTTTTGTGTTAGACGATGGTACTGTAAAAGTTCAGACTTTAGATAGTTTTTATGCAAACCCTAGTTCGTCTTCTCCCTTTGATATAAGCTCTCATGTGGATGTTAGTAAAAGCCAAGTTAACGTTGCTCTGCC